GCTAATTGCACCTCAATCTCATCAGTATCTTTCCAGTTAACAGTGCCATCCTTTTTGGTGTGTAGCATTGCTTCTTGAATCTGGTCGATGATTTCTTGTGTGAGTTTCACTTATATTTTAGTAGATGAACACATTATAGCACAAGATTCTTAACATTGCACCCCCTTTTGTCACGGACTCACTATAATTAGTACAAAGCAATACCACTATGAACGGACGATTGAATAAAGTTCAGATGCTCGCAAAAGTCATGCGTATGAAAGATGGTCTCCATAGACATCAATGGTATCCCCATTGGAAAGATGATGAACGTGCTGCAGCACAAATGATATTGAATAACGTTCTTGATGTTCTAGACGAGTACTGGGAATGATTTAGAAATCATATCCATTTTCTTTTTATATCTACTGATATATGGTTCTTTGAAATAAGGTACATAGGGTTTTTTAGTTACCGCATACTGTAAATAAGTATAATCAAATTGATATCTATGACATAAACGATTGCTAGTATCACCTAACCGTCTATGTTGTACGATGCTATTATCAAATATTAATAAGTCATCATTATTTTCCCACCAATAGTCATATGTATATTGTTCTAATCCTTTTTTTATTTTTGATAATACTTTTTTTGCTTCTGAGTTAGACATACCTTTGATACCTGTAACAGTATTGTATGGAAAATGTAGTCCTTTTACACCCGCAGGACTTTGCATTACCAAAGGTATTTCAGTGTCTGGTTCGGGACACATATTTTTATATAATAAATTATTCTCACCCTCTACGTTTATCTTCCCATCTTGGAAATTGTGAATTAAGACTAACTCATCTAGTTCACTACGAAAACTGTCACTTAGACTATAGTAGTATGGTGTGGTTACCATAAAACCTGTAGCACTATTACACATGCCACGATCTCCCAGTAATGCAACACCTGGCGTAAATGCTATGTCACCACTCTCATTACTATGCCATAGTAACTCACCATGAGAAAATAAACCTGTGCCATCACCTGTTACTCTTAGTACATTACCATTCCTTACGTTATTGCCACCTATTCTAGAGTATTCTTTGACTATCTCCTTCTCTTCTTCAGTGACCTCTGGACTTGCCAAAATAAATTCTATACGTCCATTCGCCCATGGGTACTTAGCAAAAAGACTGGCAGCGTAGTTCTGCCTGTCTTTTCCCCATATCTTCATTATGTTGTAAAAATATTCTTTTTTGATACCTGTAGACCTGATAATCATGACAAGTTTTTGCATATGCAACTTGCCAAGATCCATCCATTCTTTGCGAGAGAGATTTTTAAAATCTAGATTATCAACAAATACACCATAACCTTTTAAGTTAGGAATATCAGTTATGTGGATCATAGTACCTTATAATCCAACCTGTTACTGCAATTAATACTACGATTACTATTAATGCTGTCATTCTGGCAACTCCTTTATCATTTTTTTGACATTATCTTTTAGTTTCTCATAGAACTGAGGACCTACCTCTTCTGCGGGCATGCCTAACATGCTTGCAGCATTTTTTACTTGATCTACGAGTTTCTTTGCTTCGGGATCATCAGACAACGTAACACGCATATACATTGTTTGTTGAAGTTCAATTAAACGCATCATCTTATCCAACTGTTCTCTTTTCTGCTGTAAGTTTAACATTAAACCCATTTTATTAATCTCCATGTAGAGATTTTGCATTTGGGTCAGTTCTTTTTGGACTACTTCTGATTGGAAAAAATTCATGCAAATTCCTGTCTGATGATACTCTTGTATTTACCTTTATCTATAAAAATAAAGGGTTCGTATTTCACTACCCGATTACGGATGGGTTTCCATACGATTTCTTCTTTGATAATCTTGTCAAAGTTGTCAACATAGTTGAAAATTTTGTTGAAGATTGCCAATGTTTCTATGCTAATTCTACCACCTAGATGTGCTTTTAGCAAGGGTGGGTGCATACCATCTAGTATAAACAATTTATCAAACAAGTGCGAGATGTCATGTAGGGTCATCACGTCTTCTTTGAATCTATATGAGAGTGATTGTTTTCTTTTGAGATACTCTTGATAATTCTTTGCACCTTCTCTTACTAACGTGGCAGGATATACCTTATCCTCTACTATCATATTAGCTACAAAAAATTCGCGTAGCTCATCTTCCTTGAAAGTCCTCGAAAGTTTCACAAAAAAGAATTTATCTCTGCGACTATCAAATGACTGCTGAGATGCCTTAGCAGCGTTACCATATTTGAAATAGTCAAATGTGTCTGTAGTAAAATGAAGTTTCAGAGAGAGATACATCTTGTATACCTCTATTCCACTCATAATTGCAGCAATGCTTTAGATGTTCTTTTCATGAAGTTAAGTCTCTGTGCGTCAAACTTTAACTTCTCTTTTAATGGTTTGGATATCAATTTATTAATCCCATCCATTTCTATATTTTTGTCTTCGCAAAACTGTACGACTGCCTCAATGTAGTTGAGATTGCCTTCTTTAACAATCTTCTCTATTTCTACCGAGAACTTTGCAGCGGTCATGAAATTTTCTTCAAAAACTTCGTCAATTTTACCAGTTGCCATAAGCACTCCTGTAGGCGTCAATGTACTCTTTGAGTCTGCGAGCATACTTAAACTTGTCATAAATTTCAAATACCTGTGGTTCGCCTGTTTCGCAAGCGATGATAGTTACGAGTTTCTTTGGTGTCAAACCAGTTAACTCTTGAAACATTATAGCATACGCTGTCTCTTGTGAAAAGTAGTCATCAATCCACTCTTCACGTTTAGTCTTAGTTGAGGTTTTAAAATCTATGATTGCTAACTCGCCATTGTATTCTGCAATACAATCGACTCTTCCTGCCATTTTTAATAGACTAGAACACAAAGGTGCTTCTAGGGCATGAATATTATCAATACTATCTAGGTAGGGTTTAATTTGATAGAATAACCCCATAGATAGCGGATCATCTTTGTATTTACTTATTGACTCATTACTAAGATACAACTCACACAGTTTGTGGCACTTATTACCTCGTGTGGATGCACGTTTGGATATAGCATTTGCATTTTCCTCACCAACTTTCTTTCGCCACTCCATAATGGACTTCTTTTTGGAATGACCTATCACCGTTGTAACAGAAGGGTAAAAGGTATCACCAACACGATACCTCCTACCCTCTTTTGTAGTTGTTGCTTTTAACTCTGGAAAGTTATGTATGTTTAAATGTTTAAATGCCAAGATTCAATTTACTAATCAAATAAGATTTGACTAGACCAGACCTCACGATGTCGTCAATGCCAAACTCAATACTTTCAAACTCATCCATGTCGTCAATAATTTTCTTGAAGTCCATGATACCAGTTTTCTCATGTGCTTTAATAAGATCACTCTGTGCAGCATCTCCTGCAAAAATAATCTTACTGTTTACACCTAGTCTTGTAATTATACTATCTAATTCATGAAAGTTCAAGTTCTCAGACTCGTCAACCAAGACTATACTATTATCTATGGTGGTTCCACGGATGAAACTTGTAGACCAGAATGATATGGTATCCTGTGCTTTTAAATTAGCATATAGCATTTCAAAAGAAGGATCATCTGGCATCTCAAACATATATCTTACCATATTCTTATATGGTATTTGGTATAGGTTTGCCTTGTCCTCATGGTCGCCAGGCAAAAAACCAATCTCTCTAGTAGGAACTAAAGACCTTACAATATACAACTTGTTGTAGGGTGTAGATTCATCTAGAATGCTCTTAAGTGCAAGATACAGTGTAATAAACGATTTACCAGTTCCTGCTGCACCGAACAAGAACATATGCTTATTATTCTGCCATGCCTCGTACACTTTCTCTTGTGCGGGTGTGAGAGGTTTAATTTCTAATAGATGGTCTGCTCCTATTGGTTTTTTTCTCATTTGTCTGGATGATAATCCAACCATAGTTGGTTGTTTTTTGCTTTTTACAGGCATACTAGAGTTTGTCGAATTTGGCGTAAGGGTGGTGTTTCTTCACGTTGTTCAAACGATCCTTGAAACCTTGGGGAAGTTTGTTTTGATAATCACCAACTTCACTGACAGCGGATGCTACTCCTGCTTGCCAGTTCTTTTCCCATTCGGGATTATCAATCCTCCATTTCTCGTATTGAGAAATAGTAAGATTGAGTTCTTTCTCTTCGCCTGTGTGATAGTTTTTGACTGAATACTGTGGCATACTAACTCCATTCCAATGCTGTGGATACAATGGGAAAACATTCTATAAAAATCTGTTTACATGCTTCGGCAATGTCCATATGTTCTTTTTGCGTTCCATGTGCAGATCTTAAATCTATATAGTGGATCCAAGACCGAACACTGCCTGTCATGTATATACGGGTCGGTGTTGCTAACGGGAGAACAAATCTCGCACATTCCTTCGCAATACCCTCACGTATGAGTTCGTTGTAGAGATCAATGCCTTCAGAGAAATACCTCTCAATTTGCCCTTGTAACCTCGCTTTCTGTTCCTGCGGTATGTCATCAATACTGTTTTGTCTGTTTTTATGATCCTGACTTCTAAGATCAGGCACGTCAATAGATCCCAACATGTTAGTGTTGGCATAACGTTGCGAAAATTCCTGATATGTAAATGATCTATGCCTTAGAATCTGTGCTGCAATTCCTCTAGTCGTTTCTATCTCTAGAGTCATGTGTGCTTGCTCGAAAACTGACCAATGCTGATGTTTTATGCAATAACCTAGCAAACCAGCTACTTTTGGGTTGTCTTGGTTGTTCGGATTGCTCACTCGTGCCACGTAACCCATCGTTTCCTCTGCGTTTGGTGTCACTGTTATCAATTTTACGTTCATGTAGATTTCGGATTAGTTTGGCATATAGCACCTCTTGTGCTGTATAAAGGTCTGGTCTTTTTTTCGCTCTTTTTATTAGTTTTTTTGCTGCCTTCCTATTCTTCATATAGGTATTTATGCGTATGGTCGTGTAACGCATCAAATATTTCATCAGCAAGTTCGTCTAAGTCCTCTGTATCAGACTCAAACTTAAAGTCATCAGGTTTTCTCTTTAGTGCCTGATCCGCTAGTTTTGAGATATGACTTTTTATCGAAGAGGGGTGGAGAAACTCCTCCGTCACACCATCCGATATCTTTGATTCTGGATCCATCTCTGAGTTTGTCATAATAGCAGTTAAATACGTCCATTTTTACACCCATGACTATATCATGGTGATTGATAAATTCCTCACTACCATCCTTACGATCAAGATAGGTGACTATCCATGCGTTTGTAGGTAGTTTCTTATCCTTCTTCTTGTCAGGGGTGCAATCAATATGTAAGAAGGAGAGAGAATACTTATCTGCTACTTCTTCTATTTCCTGATTACCCTCCCAGATCATCCTCTGTTGCCCCATTCTATCTGCGGAAATGCTTCAGATACAACTGCTTTAGTAAGTCTATACTTTTTAGAAAGACTCTTATTACATGCAGATACGAGTAGATTCGCTTCATCAACGTGTAAACCCTCTAGGAGTTGCACAAACAACTGTTCGCGTCTCATACCCTTCAGACTATCATCTCCACCCTTGAAATACCTGTAGAGACCCTTATACTCATGAACTAGACGAGTATGCTCTGTCCCTGCAGGAGCGTCATTTGGTGTAAATGGAACATCACCCTCTGGTAGTAAAAACTTGAGAGATTCGTCAAAATTGATGATTAACAAAGAACGAAGTCCTTGACTATTATACTCATTAAGTAAGTCTACCTTCTCTTTCTTAGTTTTAGCAGAAGATACCTTTTGAAGTATTTCTGTCAATAATGCATCTTTTGGTAATTTTCTTGGTGCCATTTCAAGTCACAATTTGATAATAGTATATCAGATTTAATCATCTTCGTCAAGTATGTCATCAGGATCCATGAATTTTACTGCTAACAGTTCTTCATTCACGTATGCTCCGTTGCCATCCAAAAACTCAGGATGTAGATTGTTCATCTGACGTTGAACAGTGTGGAGGTCTACATTCTGTTTGTATAACCATCCAATTACTCCTCCCAGAACAAGAGTGATAAGCATCGCTACTGCTGAGAAAAAGAGTATAACATTAGTTTCCATTAGTGCTCCGTAATAAGTCTATTCTAAGTCGAATTGACCACCTAAAGAAAAAGAAGGTGCGATCAAACCAACTGGGTTTACGTCTCCT